CTCATAACCGTATAGTGTCTCTGCTTCAGTATTCAACCATAATCTCTTTACCCATGGAGGGATTCTGTTTGTCCTGTCAACCGTCAATCTGTCCAGAAGCCACTGATTTTTGTCACCAATGACAGTTATCTCATTTAAAGCACGCGAGTTCACCGTCAAAGGTGCCTTCCAACCATCAAACCATTCCATTGAAAAACAGTCCTCGACCCATGGTATTACACCCCCGCCGCCAAAACTTAGCGGGGAGTGCAACCATTCTCTAACATTTTCATCTGAGCCTAGTAGACCACTGATATCAGACACAACCAAATCCTCGATCCGATGCAGTGGCACTTCCAGCCTTGCTGCAAAAGTGTACCATTGTTCAAGCCTGTTTTTCGCTCTCTCAGATGGGGTTGATGTTGCTTCAGGTTTCGGGAAAACTAACGTGAACACTGCCCTCGCAGGATATCCATGTACCCTCTTCCGCGTTGAAAGTCGACGCAAAAACTCGTCCTCCTTGTTCGATATCCAGAACTTCTTCGGGTGTATGTTCAGACCTAACACCTTATAAACCAAAACCATAGATAAAGCAGCTTCTGCACTTGTGACGAACAATAGGTCATCGTCACCCTGTGCTACAACACGCGTCATTGCAGGTGTGCCTGTGAGCTGTGTAACTTCGTCGGCTGCATACATTGCTTCAGCTAGATTTACAAGTGTGTCAAATAGCGCGGTCCAGCGCCATCCGGACATGATACCACTTTCATAACTAACGAACTCGTCGCCCACTTCTATAGTGCCAGTGAGCATACGCCTTTTAAGTAATTTCATGACCAATAGGTAGTCCATGACACCTTCAGGAGCCTCCAAACGTATCAATCTCTCTATCTCATCCAATATGATTTCAAGCGTCCATTTCTGTGCATACCAGTCAAATTTACTCTGGTCCAAGGGCATACGGTACGAACGTATGTCTGAGAAATCCTGCCACATTTGAGCCGTCTGTTGTTTCGTCATCCATAATGTTGACAAAGTCGAACCTTTCAAGTACCTGTCCAACCACGTCGACACGTATGATTGACGTAGGTAAGTCCGTAGATCTGAGCTGACTACATATCTTATTTTTGGCTTCTTTTCGGGTTTCTGGAATACAGCCATCCTCTGTTTCTTGTCTGCCAAAAAGAATGTTTTCAACTCATCAGTAGGGCATGAGATAGCATATGCCCACTTAG